ATAAGGTATAGATTTTCCAATACCTATTATTAAATCATCAATATCATCTAAAGCTTCAACATCAGCAGTTGTCACATAATATTGACCAACATTTGCAATGCTTTCAACAAGCCCTTTATAAACATCTGTAGCATCACCCCCAGTTAAACCTAGTTTTCTTGTTTCATTTATAAATTTAGTAATGTGTATTTTAGATTCTTCACGATTGCCATCTAACCAATCCTGTGAAGCTTTATTTAAGTAATCAACACTAAGGTTTTTTATCCTTTCAACCTTAAATTCATTATGGCTTTCTGTGGCTACTTCATTAATTTTTACTATTGCATCAGTAATATTAGTTGTAAATTCTTGAGTATCGACTTCTCCACCTAAATCAAAAATTTTATCTGATTGAATTTTTGTAATATTATCTAACCAAGATTGAAACTCTGGAGAACTAGGAGAAAATTCTCTTAGGCTTTTTTTTATTACATTACCTTGAGAATCTAAAGTATCAATTTCATGTTCATAATAGTCATTTTGTAAAACACTATTTAATTGAGAACTGTATAGAGAAGATATAGCTGTTTTGTAAGCTCTATCAGCAAAGATACTGCCACCAACAAGTTGTCTTGCTGCTTTGTCTCCATCTGTTTTTCTTATTTTATTAACAACAGAAAGCAAGTCACCTTCAGCTAAAACTTCATCAACAGCAATTTTTAAACCCTCTTGTTTTTCTTTTTCTACTTCTTGTTCAATCTTAGTACCAATAAACTTCTGAAGATTAGGATTTACAGCAGCAAGTGTTTCAGCTAAAGATTCAATACCAGTTTTAGGTTGAACACTAGGGGGAGTTACAAAAGTATCTACAGGTCTTGCAGACCCTTGAAAAGCTGTACTTTGAAAACTAGATGCCATAATTAACCAAAAGGATTAGGTAAGCTAGAGAAATTTCTATAATTACCAATAGGTTGATAACCAACTGGAGCAAAGGAAGAAGCTGAGGCAGTAGAAGCACCACCTCCTACACCACCAAGACCTCCTGTAAGGGTAGCGTAAGAGTTAAGACCTGATGTTGCTACATTCAGCAGTACAGATCCTAATGATGGTATCTGGTTATATGCTTGATTAACACTACTCTGTAGCTGATTACGTCTGTTATCTCTCTGTGCTGTCAATCCTTGTACATTCCTTGTATATTGTCTGCTTGCTGATTCCACTGCCTGGTTAATAGCTTCTCTTGCATTTGCTGTCTGCCTTTCCTGATCCTGCAATAATAGATTTACTGTAAGACCTGCTCTTTCACTTGCTCTTATAGCTCCTCTTGCCTGTAATCCTTGTATTGTTTTAGCCAGTTTTGCTTGTGCTGATGACTTTCTAGTTTCCTTTAATTGATCTGCTGTAGCTTCCTGTAAAGCTGCAAAGGCTTGTTCTGCTGATCTGTTTGCTATCAGTGCTGATTGATATGTTTGCCTAGCTGCTGCCTGTGCTGCTGATCTCTGTGCAAGGGCTGTAGCAGCATTAAGACCTAAAGATAGAGCAAACAGTCCTGATGTTGCTCCCGCACCTAATCCTCCTATTGCTGGAAATGCTGCAACACACATCTATGCGATCCTCAGAAATTCGTAGAATGGTTTATTTTGCATACCATACTTTTCATGATATTGAATAAAGGTAAATCCAAGAGACTTTAACCACTTGATAGCAGAAGTATTCTCTGCATATACAAAATTATATAAGACTTTGTAAGATTTCAACAGGTTATCTACCCATTCTCGACCTTTTCTTATTAGTTGTATTCGATATTTCTTATTATCAAACAACGCATCAGTTGCAACCATCCATATAACACCACCACTAACAACACCACAAAGACCTATAGGAGCATTATTATCATCAGCTATTGTCATATTTACTTTGCTACATAGATATGTAAATTGCAAAGCTTGTAAAGGTTCTTGTCCTGTTTGATAAAAAGCTTCAAGTTTATCAACTTCTCTAAGATTTTTAGCTACATATTGAAGATCTTTAAATGTAGCTTTTCTTAAATATCCCATCAGACTCTTCTACTTCTCATGTGAAACATTGCTTCATATTCAGCACTGGATAATTGTGTTGGCAAGTAAGTGTCATTTTTTACATCTATATTTACTCTATCTGCTCTACTCATTATTGGCACTCTAAATGTACCTGTTTCTAAATTTATTTGACCTACGGTTGCAGAAGCTGCACCTAGAAAACGACCTGTAAATTTATGCGTAGATGTATCTCTATTTTCTGGTGTGACTTCTACCTGAAAGAAACCAGTATCTTCAAACTTGATATAAAAATGATGTAGTTGTAAACGACCACTTATTAATTCACTTGAATTATTTGTACGACTTTCAGTAAGTCTTTGTGAACTAAATCTATAGTGCATTAAATATTGTTCTCCAATTATAAATTTACTATTTCTAAAATCACCACTTGCTGTAATTGTTGAATTAGAACCATTAGTTAAGTTAGTTGTTTGTAAAACTTGACCTGGTTTTAAAGGTACTGTATTGCCTTTAAAATCAACAAATGTACTTGTTTCTCCACTAGCCAGATAACGACCTACCACTGCCATCTTTCCATTTAATCTATAAGGCACAGTAAATGTTGATATATCAGTGGTGGAGTTATAAGAAACAGAAACACCACTAGTAGCTTCTGTAACCTTATGATCTAAGTGAAATTCAAAATCTGCATTAGTTTCTTTAAAGTTTGCTTCAAATGGCATTTTTTCCAAACTTGTACCATTAGCTTCTTCTATAACCATAAATAAATCAGTACCAATAAAATCTATATTCTTTATCGACTTGGCAGAATTAAGAGTAAAGGTAGACCAACTATTTAATATTTTTTGAAAATTATCACCATACAACCATCTGTTGATATATAACTTGTTAGGCTCATCTGTTCCAACTAAAACTAATACATCTTCATTTGTAGATACGGCTAATTTAAAAATATTACTAGGTATTAATTTTGGTACATGAATAGTAATATTGCTTGCATCTTTTATAGATACATTTTCTTGTGATATATATTCTCTTACACCAGCAAAAGATCCTTTACTTGTTAAATAATAAATAGAACTACCACTACCTACTGGCTGTGCAGAATCACTAGATTCAAATTCTGTAATTACAACTACGTTCGCTGTTTTAGGTGTTAAAGAATCAGATGATGATGTTAATACAAATTGCGTCTGATCTGAGAACAAGATTAACTGTTCTCCCATAGTGACTGCGTGTTTAAGAATAGCAACCTTTGTATGAGAAGCAGCAACATCAATAGGATCACTATCTATAACAGATAAAACAGTTTCAGGAAAGAAGTTAAAGAACTCTGAAACCCTTGACAATACTGCATTATCATCAGTTAAAAAACCTAATCTGTTTCTAAAAAAGAAGACGTTATTTATCTTATTACCGATAAAAGAAGGGTTGGGTGCAGAATCTAAATCACCAACAGTCCTTTCTCCCCATTTAGGCAAAGTGTAAGTAACACCAGACAAGGTATAACTATCACCATCAACTCTTGCAAATCTAAAATTACCATCTGCCTGTCTTACCAATACATGAGGCATGGTGTCGTAATTAAATTTAAACTCAATACCAGGCATTACAGTTTCTTCCCACTGCCCTTCTTCAAATGCTCCACCATTATTAGTGACAAACTTTACAAAATAATTATCAAAGTTTGTAGCTTCATCACCTTTGATTTCTACTACATACCCATTAGGTGAAACTGTTGGCAGGTCTGTAAACCTCTGTACTGAATCTTTTACTACTGTTAGTTGTGTATTACCTTGTGAATCATTTCCATCAATAGAGAAGTTACTGCCATCATTTTTCTTTATATGTATAACAGGACCATTACGAGCGATGGTAAAACCTGTTAATCCAGCATTAAGACCAGAAACAAGATCAGTAGCTACCTGTGTAGTACTAAGTGTAGAGTCTGATGTGGTGTCATCTGTAACGGTCACACCATCTACAGTGACTGAATATGTAGTCTTATCTGAAACTTGATTAATAAAGACAACAGCCTGCGTATCAGTACCACTACTGAGAGTTGTATCCATAGCTGTTGTAATACTTCTATTAACAACAAAGGTAAAATCAGCAATAGTTACAGTCTTAATTACACTTCTAGGATCTGATGTATTTAAATATGTCGTTCCATCTGGTTTATTTACTGTTAGTTCCGTACCATCCAACTCATATACTTTGACATTACCATTACTAAATATTGCCACATACCTTTCATTTATATCTCTATTTATAGTTTGTATATGAACATTACCTACAGTGGAAGAGCTTAGATTAGTTATAAACTGTGTACCAGAACGCTTTACAAGACCCTGTACAGGACTGCTATTAGCATTATCCTGTATATCTGCATGATCGGATTGTTTGGTTGAATCAGCAGCTTGTGATATTCCTCTTAACAATGTAGGTATTGCTCTTGATATAACACCCATAATTATCTAATTAATGCGTTTGCTGGTGAGTAGGTATCGAAGACACTGGTTAATGATGGATCTCCTCTTAAAAGATTATGATCACCATTAGCTAAGTCTGTTTCCATCAGTATAGCTCTAGCTCTTACTTCGTCCTGTTGCGTATATGTTCTTAGTCCATCATCACTGACTAATCTATCAACAAAGATGCGAGCAGCTTTTATATTAATATATCTTCTTGCAGGTTCTGGTATCTCATTAAAGGTTCTGAAATAAACCACAGTACAGATCAGATCTTCATCAAATTCAAACTTATTATTTAACCTGTCATATAATCTTAAACCACGTTGTATTGCATCAATCGTAGGGTGCTGATGAATATTAGGATCTATTCTTAAAACATCAGAAGAAAAAGTAATTTGTTTAGAGTTATTTCTTGTAAAAGTAACATCTATTTCTGTATTAAAAGACCAACCTTCTGATTGAACTTCTTTATTAACTTCTGTAAGAGTTGATTGTGCTAGTCGTACATCAACAGGAACTGTACCTGTAAGACTATTAACAGGTGCTTCTCCTATAGCTGCCAACATAATGTTGATAGCTGCTAGTTCAGTGGTTGTAGCTGAAGGCATAATTAGTATTTAATTTTAAGTGAATCTCTACCACCCATTTTCTTTTTCTTTTTCTTTTTCATCTTTCCGTAAGCCATAATAATCTCCAAATAGTAATAAAAAGAGTACCCATTTTACTGAGTACCCTTTATGTAAATTAAGAAGCAGATAATTTGATTGTAGCTGCACACTCAGGTCTTAGGATTCCATGACCTAAAGCATACTTAGCAACCATCAATGTACCTTGATACATGATTCCGTAGTCTTGACCACTAATCTCAGTTGTCATGTCCATTAACTTAACAGTACCTACTGCTGAGCGATGGAAGACAAGACCAATAGTTTTACTATCGTCACCACTGTATGTGTTGTTAGCACCTGATGGGTTTGATCCAACGTTTGATTGAGGTACGTTGTTACTCATCATCACTGGAATACCAGCAATCTGTTGTACACGACCTGAAGCAAATGAACCATTACCACCTGGGTTAAAGTCCA